GTTCAGCACCGACAGGGTGTTGGCAGCCTGGCCGCTGTCCTTGGCTTGCTGGACGGCGGGGCCGGTGGAGAGCAGCGCGCCGAGCGGCTGGCCGTTGCCGTTGCCGTTGAGAATGGCTTCATTCGCCTTCCAGCGGATCGAGTCGGCGATCAGGCCAGGGACCTCGGTCTGCAGGGCGGACGAATCGGCCATCAGCTCGTCGGTGAGCGGCACCAGGGCGAGCAGCTTGTGCAGGCGCAGGGCCTGGGTGCCAAGCACCGGCTTGGTGGGCGTGCCGGCAGTGGCTTCCGCCTGCCAGTACGCGCGCACGCCGTTGCTGCCCCACGGGGTCTGCTCGGTCTTGGGGAAGACCATCGAGTTGCCCTCGACGTTGACGTTGCTGGTCAACGGCACGAAGGAATCCTCGCCCAGCGAGAGGCGGTACAGGTCGGTGCTGTAGGCCGGCGGGATCATGAAGCCGCCGTCAGCGCCGGCCGCTTCGTTCGCGGTGGTGGAAGGCGCGGCTGCGCCGATGGTGAGGCGCTCGTCGAGCACCCGGCCACCGCTGCGGCCGTTGTCGATGACGGCTCGGGCGAACTGGCCGAACGAGGCGAAGCCGCGAGTGGCGTCGGCTTCGCGGTTGTCGACCACCTGCACGCTGGCGGCGCGGGCGGATGCGCTGGCCGCCGGCATTGCCGGGATGGCCAGTTCTTCGGCGACGATGGACTCTTCGCGCTTGATCGAGGCGTTGAGGCGCGCGATCTCGGCCTGGTGGCCGGCGAAGCTGGTGGCTTCCGCGTCGGTGAAGTCGCGGTTATCGGCGGCGGCCTTGTCGGACAGCGCGCGCATGGCTTGGACTTGCTCGGCCTTTTTGGCCATGAGCGCCCGGAGGGTCTTGTTCATTGCGGATTTCTCCAATGCAAATACCCGCCGTGGCGGGTGGGGGTTGAGGTGCAGACGTGTGCACGCCTCCGCCTACGGGCGGACGCCTACCGATCGACGGACCGGCGGACGTTGGGCGGGTGCGCGCCCGGGTTGAGTTAGAGGCCCGACTCGGCCTCGTGGATGGCGGCTTCGCGCTGGGCTTGCGCCACGCGGGCGCTGCGGCCGGCGGGTTTCATGTCGGCGCGCATCTTTTTGATGACTTGGTCGAAGGTGGCGACGCCGTCGACCATCTTCTCGGCCACCGCGGCATCGGCGCCGAGCACGCGGCCCTGGCCCATGCCGTTGCGCACGCTGTCGATGGGCACGCCGCGGCCCTTGGCCACCGCCTTGGTGAAGGCGGTGTAGTAGTCGTTGACGCGGCTTTGCATGAAGTCTTGCGCTTCGGGGTCGAGCGGCTGGTAGGGGTTGCCTTCGGTCTTGAACTTGCCGGCGGAGATCAGCGTGGTCTTGACGCCGGCCTCTTCCATGGCCTTGGACCAGTCTTCGTGCGCCTGCCACACGCCGATGCTGCCGACTTCGCCCGAGGGGGTGACGTACAGCTCGGAGGCGGCGCAGCCCAGCCAGTAGGCGGCGGACGCGGCCAGCGCGTTGGCGATGCCGACCACCGGCTTCTTCGCCTTGGCGGCGGTGATCTCGTCGGCCAGTTCGGCGACGCCGTACACCGATCCGCCGGGGGAGTCGATGTCGAGCAGGATGGCGCCGACGGTGTCGTCCGCCAGGGCCTCGCGCAGGAGGCCGGAGATCTGCTGCGTGCTGGTGCCGCCGCAGACGTCGTTCATCATGTTGGCGCGCTGCATGATGGTGCCGTACACCGGGATGACGGCGATCGCGCCGCCGCCGGCGCGGGCGTTGGCTTGCTGGCGGCGGGCTTCGTAGCTGTAGCGGCCGGGGCTGTCGGTGGTTTCATCGTCCATCGCCTGGCGCTGGCCGGTGTGCCACTGGGCGAGCACGGTGGCGGCGACGCGCAGGCGCTGGCGTTCGATGGCCCAGGGGGTGGAAAGAAATTCGGTGATGAGGAGTTCGCGTTTCATTTCACTGCTCCCAGGGCGCGCAGGCTTGCGGCCAGTTCGGATTCGGTCCATTCACGGCCGCGCTTTGATTCAAGCGCGGCGTTTTCGGCCCAGTCGGTAACGGCGGCCAATGGCAGCGCCATGGCTTCAGCGATCAACCCGCGGAAATCCAGCGACCACGGCAACGGCTCTTTGAGCGCGCGACGGGCGATGCGATTGGCGTTTGATTCCACCAGCGCCTGCAGCCGCTGCGTGGTGCTGGCTTCCTGCTCGCCGCCCTCGCCGCTCTGGTCCGGCGCCTGGCGCGGCTCGGGATCTGACTCGGGCATGTCGGCGGCGGGTTCTTCGCCGGCGGCGACCATGTTGAGCGGCTGCAGGGGCTCGTCCAGGCCGTCGATGGGGTCGAGGTTTTCGCCGATGCGGGCTTCGTTGCGGGTGAGCCAGCCGGCGTTGATGCCGCTTTGGTAGTACTCGGCGCGGCTGGCGTGGTCGCCACGCAGCAGGCCGCCCATGTCGAACTCGACCTCGAGGTCGTCTTCTTCGGTGAGCAGCTGGTCTTCGATGGCGGCTTCCCAGCGCTCGGTGCGCGGGGTGATGCTGTAGATGACGAAGTCGAGCGACTGGTGCTCGATGTTGGAAAACGTGGCGCGCGAGAGGTCGCCGATCAGGTGCGGCGGGATGCGCCAAAAGCGGGCGATGTCCTGCAGCTGGAAGTTGCGCAGCTCGAGGAACTGGCTGTCGCGGTTGTTGATGCCGATTTCGTGGAACTTCATGCCGTCTTGCAGCACGGCGGTCTTGCCGCGGTTGTTGCCGGCCTGGCTGGCTTGCCAGTTGGCGCGGAATTGCTGCATGTCTTCTTTGGTCTTGAAGCGGCCGGGGAATTCGATCCAGCCGCCCAAGGGCCGCGCGTCGTTGGCGAAGAAGCGGGCGCCGAATTCCTGCGCGGACAATCCCAGGCCGACGGCGTCGCGCGCGAGGTCGATCGGCGAGAGGCCCAGGATGCCGTTGCTGCTCAGGCCCGAGAGTTTGAACACCATGCCGGGCGGCAGGCGGCGCTCCTGGCCGTTGTCGCCCTTGACGACGTAGCGCCAGTTGCCGCCGTCGAGCATCTCGATCTTGATGCAGTCCGGGTGGATGGGCTGCAGCTCGGTGATGTCGCCGCGGCTGTTGGCGACGATCTCGTTGTAGGCGTTGCCGCGCAGTTCGAGGTGGCTTTGCATCATCTCGCGCCACTCGAATGCGTTCTGCCAGCGATTGGGCTTTTTGGCCATGAGCTGGTAGAGCCAGTGGTCGGTGACGATCTTCTTGCCGCCGCCTTGCTTGTTGCGATACAGGCGAAACGGCAGCATGGCCATGGTTTCGCTGGCGACGCGCACGCAGGCGTACACGCTGGAGAGGCGCATGGCGCCGTCCGGGCTGACGCGCTGGCCGGTGAGGCTGCGGCTGCCGACGGGGGTGAACCAGAAGTCGCCCCAGGGCGAACGGTCGGAGCCGCCGTCGGCACGGATTTTCGAGACGAACATCAGGCGGAGTCCTTAGTGTTTGGCTCGGCCTCGAACACGCCGAACAGGCGCGCGACCAGGAGCGTGAGCGCGAGCAGCGCGCCGCCGCCGACCAGGAGGCCGATGCCGAAGCCGAAAGCCTGCCCGGCGCCGACGGTGACCAGCAGCAGGCCGGCCACCAGGCAGCCGTTGAAGATGGCGACGTTCATGCGGAGACCACCGGCAGCACGCCGACGCGGGCGAGGGTCTTCTGGCTGTTGGTGGTGGTGGCCACCACCTTGATGCTGTAGTTGACGCCGGCCACGCCGGCCTGCACCGGCTGCAGGAAGGCCTGGCCGGTGGGAATGATGGCGCCGCTGTCGGTGGTGATCGGGCCGCTGCTGACGGCGCCGGCACCGTTCAACACGCTGCTGGGCGAGGCGTCCGCGCCGTCGGCCACGCTGACGGTGACCGTGGGCGTGCCGGTCAAGGTCTCGCCGGACTGCAGCGCGCCGGCGTCGGTGGTGGCGGCGGCGGAGAAGTCGAAGGTGAGCACCACCTTCTCGGCGGCGTCTTTGCTGTCGAAAAGTTGGCTCACGATCCCGTCCTGAATGGCCGCCCGGTGCGCTGGGCGGTAAAGGTGCGTTGCTTGACCTGGCCGAGCGTGAACTGCCGCTCGATGCCGGTGATGATGTAGCGCGGGTCGGCGGTGAGGCCGGCCGGCCCGCTGCTGGCGGTGATGAGATCGGCCAGGCTGATGCTCTCCGTCATGCTGCCGCTGGCCACCAGGGCACCGGCCACCAGATCGGTGAGGGCGAGCGCTTCGCTGCCGCTGGCCAGGTAGGTCGCGGCGCTGCTGCCGGCGTCGGCCAGCGCGGCCGGCTCGGTGATCGAGGCGGCGGCGATGAGCGCGGCGGTGGCCGAGTCGCCCAGGCTCAGGGCCTCGGCGATGCTGGCGAGGATGCCGAGGCTGCCGAGATCGGAAAGCGTGAGCCCGTCGGTCTCGGTGGCGGCGTAGATCGCGGCGCTGGTGGGCGCGTCCGCGAGGGTCAGCGTTTCGGTGATGCTGGCCGCCCAGGCCATCGCGGCGGTGATGACGTCGGCGGCAGTGATCGATTCGGCAATACTGCCGGCCAGGATGGCGTTGTTGCTGGGGCTGTCGGCCAGTGCCAGCGCTTCGCTGCCGGCGCCCGCGAACACGCCGGCATTGCTGGCGCTGTCGGCGAGGGTGGCGGATTCGGCAGCTGCTGCGGCGAGGATTGCCGCAGCGGTGGGCGCGTCGGCCAGGGCCAGCGCTTCGGTGATGCTGCTGCTGTAGATGGCGCCACCACCACCGGCCGGCTGGTTGAATAGTACGAGCAGCGACATATCCGCCGCCCTCCTATCGGTTATTCAGCGTTGTGTTCGTGCTGCTCTTTGCGAACAATGGCAAGCACAGCAAGAAATGCCTGATTGAGCGTGGTGTCCGCGCCGAGCGGCTGGGCATTCTCAGGGTTCACCAGGGGGATCGGCGCGTCGCCTTGGGTGAAGTCCAAGGTGGCGTCGATCTGCGGGAAGTCCGCCAGCTTGCGCACCGTGCCGTCGGCCAGCTTGACCGCCCACGACTGCTCGATGGTGGCCGCAGGTGCCTGCCCACCATCCGGCCAGGTGATGACGATGCGCTGCGCCCGGATGTACGGCACGCCGACTTGGGACGGGTCGTAGTTCAGGCTCATGCCGGCACCTCTTCCCACAGCAATCCGCTCATCTGCGAGAACGTAGTGCTGGACGTGGTGTTGTACAGCCCGAGGACGCCACCGGGCGGCACGATGATCGACCCGTCGATGTTCACTATGCCACCCGCTGATGGGATCATCGCCGTCGAGCCGAGCGTGGTATACGTCAAGCCCGTCAGGTTAGGGAATTCAGCGGGGAACGCAACGCCCATCGAACCGGAAAGGCCCGTCAGCGCTATCGCGCCGGTAAACCCCTTGGCGACCGAGCCCGATGCGGCCAGCGTTTTGACGTTGATCGGCGTCGCACCCGTGCTGATGGCCGATTGGGCCAGCGCGGTCAACCACGCGAACCCACCCGGCGCGGCGCCAGAGGTCAAGCTATTGGCGAAAATCTGCAAGAACGCTTGCAGCAGCACCAGATTAACCCCCGAGCCAGCCGGGTTGTAGACCCCGGTGATCGGCGTGCCGGTTGCGCTCGTTGCGCTGGTGATCGTGTTGGCACTGAGCGCGGTGATCGCAGTGTTGCCGGTGCGATAGAGGTTTCCGCGATATGCCTGCTCGTAGAACCGTCCATGCAGTTCGCTGGCGATGAGGTCGCCCTGCTTGCCTGTGCGGATGGGGCTGAATCCACCGTCCGAGTTGGTCTGCGGGCCGACCTGTCCATTGATGTTCATGGTGCCTCCTTATGCGAATACGAAAAGTCCACTGACATCGTTTGCGGCGAGGCCAGTGGCAGTGTTATCGGTCAACCCTTTGGCGGACGTGACGCTCCACGTCATTGCGGTAGCGAACCCGATGCCGCCCTCTAGTTGCATGAAGGCCGCGCCACCGGCAGGGATGTCTATCTCGAAGACGGCAGCAGTGGTGCCGAGCGTCGGCGCGGATGCGTTGAACACCTTAACCGACCTGAACGCGGCGGCAGAGTTTTGGAGCATCCAGCCAAGCAATCGCCCCGCGCTGGCCTTGATCGTCGCTGCCGCAGGTGTGAGCGGCGATAGCACGCTCACCACACTAGCCGCGCCCGTTGCGTTGGCGCGGTACTGGACACCCACGTCTCCGGCCAAATTTGATCCGGCCAGTAGCGTCGCCGAATAGCCTGATGCCACCGCTGGGATCGGATTACGCAACATCCGGACAATCATGCTTCCGCCGTTGTTGGTGACGTTCACAATCCTGTAGCGAATGTACCGGCCGTTCGGCACGACGTAATGCTGCTGACCATTCGTAATTGCGACAGTATTGCCCCATCCCGTAAGGGTGGATGGACCCGTTACAGCGCCCGTAGACCAACTAACGCCGAACGGGTTTGTTACTGGGCCATTGGGTTCGTTGCAGCATTCAACGACAAAGAAGCCTCCACTGGTAATATTTATCGTTGAGAAATAAATGCCTGCGTACTGACTCACATCGAGCCAGTTGTAATCCCCCGTTAGCATGTTGCCACCCAATAGGGCGCCACGGAAAGGAACCGTGTAACAAAAATCCAGCCGTTCCTCGTTAGAGAGCGTAACGGGAAGGGCTTGTGCTTGCGGGGTGGGGCCAGTGATGCCGGGTGCTACGAACAACGGCATCCCGTTCGCCCGATCCATCGCCAGCGCAATGGCATCCATCGAGAACGTGGCCGGGAACTGCTTCCCGAGCGCCAGCACTGCCATCGAGCCGTTGATCTGCTTGACGTTCACGCGAACGAACTTGCCGGCCGGCACGACCTGATAAATCCCCGGTCCGGTCACTGAATCAAGCGGCAGCGAGGTGCTGACATCGAGGCATAGTTGCGGCAGCCAGCTATTGGCGGAGCCGTCGTTGCTCACCTCGAAGATCGCCGCGCCCGACCACACGCCACCCAGTTGCCACTGCACCGCGCCATACCCGGTGCAATCGACCGACGAGTCCGCGCCCGTGGTGGTCAGCGTGACCGCGCGCAGCGACTGGTTGTCCGGGCTGGCGGTCTTGATCGGGTTGGCATTCGTGCCGGTCGGCGTGGTCGAGCCTACCGTGGCATCGATCAGCTTCATCCGCTGATATTTGATGCCGGCGACGTCCTCGTCGGCGATTACGTCGCCGGTGCCGGGCAGCGTGGTGTTGTCGCTCATCGGATCAGGCGCTGCCGGTGTAGCTGACGTTGAGCTGGTCGCCGGAATTGATGTTGGTCCGTGCGCCGCCGCTGAAGGTGCCGACGGAGTACAGCACGCCGGCGGTGGAGTCGAGCGTGTTCACCGCGCCGGTACCGAGCACCAGGAAGCATCCTGACACGGTGGCGTTGGTGCCGCTGGTGAAGGTGAAGTTGCTGGCCGCGCTGGTGGCCTTGCTGCCGGCGGAGGCAGCCGACCAGGCGGGCGTCTTGCGGGTACCGCTGTACGCCGGGGCGTTGGTGCCGCCGACTTCGGTCCAGCCGGCATGGCTGGCCATGGTGTCGCCGGCGGCGTAGGTGGTGCCGCTGCCGGTCAGGCCCATGAAGGGACCCACCGCCGTGTAGCTGGTACCGAGGATGGTGTCGAGCACCAGGTTCTTGCCGACGTTGACCACCAGGTTGGGCGCGTCGGCTTTCCACTTGGTGCGCATGGGCACCTGGCCGATGGCGCGCTTGAAGTGGGCGGCGCGGTCCCAGTCGCCTGCGATCTCGGCTTCGCCGTGCTGTTGGTACAGGCGCACCAGGCGCTTGACGTCGACGGCGTCGGCGGGCTCGATGGCTTCGCCGTGGTAGATGCCGATCAGGCGCATGCCGGCATCGCCCGCCGCGCCCATGAGGAGCGCGCCGGCGATGGCGTCGGAGAGGGGAAGGCGTTCGGCGTGGTTCATGGGGTGCTCCTAGACCACCAGCAGCTCGGTGGAGGTTTCGTAGACTTCAGCGACCATGGCGCGGGCCATGGCGACGATCAGGGCGACGGCGGCGTCGATCTTGTTTTCCGGGCGCTGCTTGCGCGGGAAGATGTTTTCGTTGCGGTCGGGCATGACTTCGACGTTGGAGAGCATCCAGACGAAGGCTTCGTTGCCGTCGTGGTGGAAGCGGCCGCTGTCGACCAGGGCTTCGATGAGCTTCATCGGCTCGGACAGGTGGCGCACCTGCATCGGGATGTCGACGACGGTGAAGCCCTGCTCCTGCAGGCTGGGCGCCATCTCGCGGGCGCCCCAGGCGTCGAAGGCGACTTCGTGCACCGGCGCGGTTTCGCTGTCGGCCACGAGATCCTCTTCGATGGTTTTCAGGCAGATCATGTTGCCGGGCGTGACGGTGAGGTAGCCCTTGTGGACCCACGCCTGGTAGTGCTGGTTTTCCGGCTTGTCGGCCGCGGACTGCGGGACGTAATTGCGGCTGAAGGCGTAGTAGTGATCCTCGCCTTCGACCATGCGCTTGAACACGACGACGCGGCTGGCGATATCGACCTTGCTGGCCAGGTCCAGCCCGGCGACGCAGACATCGCCGGCGAAATCCTCGGGCTTGAGCGTCGGGTCGCCGGCGCGTTGCACGTTGTAGAGGTTGAGCCAGGGCGAGGCCGCGGCGACCCACACATTCAGGTGCTTGGTCTTGAAAATGTTCTGCTTGCGCGGGTTGGTCACCGCGTCCAGTTGCTGCGCCTCGAGGAACTCGGCATCGACCGATACGCCGAAATTCGGGTTGGCTTTGCGCAACACTTGCGGGTCGGTCCAGTCGTCGGACTCGTCGATGCCGTAGATGATGCCGAAGCGCCGGTCGTTCTCGACCACGCCCTCGAGCACCTTCTGCAGCTCCACCTGGTGCTGGTAGCACGGCCCGCTGATGTCGCTGCCGGCGGTGGTGATCACCAGGAGCAGCGGCTGGGAGCGGGCGCCCATGCCGGTTTCCATCGTCTCGTAGAGCGCCGGCGTCTTGTGCTCGTGGTACTCGTCGACAATCGCGCAGCTGGGCGAGGCGCCGTCGCCGGGCTTGCCGATCACCGGCTCCATCTTGCTGTTGTTGCCGACGATGGCCAGGTTGCTGATGTTGACCGTGACGCCGTAGTGCTGCTGGAAGTCCGGCGTGTTGAGCGCCATCAGCCGCGCGGGGCGGAATACTTCATAGGCCTGGTCTTCACTGGTGGCGCCGGAGTAGACCTCAGCGCCGTATTCGCCGTCGACGGCCAGCAGGTACAGGCCGATCACCGCGGCGAGCGTGCTTTTGGCGTTTTTGCGCGGTACGTACAGATCCGCGACACGGAAGCGGCGCTTGCCGGTCAGGCCCTTGGCCGGATCGGCAGCGTCCCACGCTTCAACGCGCACCCAGCCGAAGATGCTGGCCAGGACAAACACCTGCCACGGCTCGAGGCGAATGCGCTGGCCGCGGGCCGCCCAGTCGCCCTTGATGTGCGGCATGAGCTGCGCGAACTTGCAAATGCGCTCGGCGGGGCGGTAAAGCTTGCCGAGAACGACCTGCCCGGCCTTGTCCAGCGTCGGCTGCTCCCTCAGCTCGGGGTTGAACACGTAAGACCAGCCGCCGGCCGCCGCGCGATCGAGATCGGTCAGGTGCCGCTGGCACGCCAGGCGCGTCCACTTGCACGCCGGAATGCGACCCTCGACCACGTCGCGCGCGTATTGCGTGGCGATCGCGGCGAAGGGTTGGTCTGCAAACGTGTGCAGATCGTTCCGCCCGGAGGGTTTCGGGGCAGCCACGCCCACGGGGTTCCCCTCTCCCACTGTTCCACCGATGCTGCCGGTGCGGCCGCGGCTCTCGTGAATATCGTCCTCGGGTTCCATGTGGCCGGTCATAGGTCACTGAATCCGCCGACCGGGCCACCGCCATCGAGCGGAAGCGTGCCCTGTCGGTTGTTGCTGGGGCTCACCCGGCCACGCGCACTGGGCGACAGGCCAAAGGAAGCCAGAAATTTGTCTACATGCTGCGAGGCCTGCCGGGAGGCCACCCAGTGCGGGCTGTACATGACGCCGCCGTTGGGCGTCGGGATTGTCAGGCCATCGCCGCCGGTCCAGCCGGCTTCGGCCTCGAGCGCCGCGTCGGCAGCCGCCGCATCGGCGATCGCCTGGCGTTCGATCGGATCGGGTGCCGGCAGCGCAGGGGTCGTATCCGCGTCGGGCGACGGCGACACGGTCTCGGGCTTCCCAGCGTCGAGCGCCTGCGCGCCGGCATTCGGGTCCCCAGCACCAGGCGGCGCAGCTTCCGGCGCGGCGTGGGCCAGGTCATAGTCGGCCAGCGCAACGGCCACCGCGCGCTTGACCGCCGCGTCGATGTGCGCCTGGCGCCGGGCGGTGGCCAGGTTCTTGGCGCGGGTGAATTGTTCCTCGGCCCACACCCACTTCGCCCACCACTGGCAGTACAGCGCGAGCGCGGAGCGGTCCAGCTTCGACACCAGGCGGTTTTCCAGGAGCAGCGCGGAGATCCGCCGCCATTCCTTGCGCGCCTCGGGCCAGAGGTGCTTCGGCACACCGGGGACTTCGATCACCGGGTCGACGCTGTCGCCCAGCTGGTCAAACGGGATTTTGGACGGATTGCCCTTCAGCAGATGCACATTCGCCGGCAACGGTTTCGGACCTCTCGCGCCCATGTGTCACCTCTCGATCAGTCGGAGCCACCCCCCCCTACCCCGAAAACTCCCGCACAAAAAAATTTGGC